AGGCAACAAGGCCGAATAGAAATGCCTACAGTTAATGGAAGAGAAGTAAAGATTAGAAGTGTATCTCCCCTTGCACAAGCTCAATCTAATCAAGATATTGTTTCTCTAAATAGATTTTTACAGACAGTAGCAGGATCATTTGGCCCTGAGATATTAAATCTACTTATATCCTCAGAAGAAACAGCCTTATATCTTGCCAAGAAATTTGGTGTGCCTGATAACTTAATTAGAGATGCTGATGAAAGACAGCAGCTTGTTCAGATGGCACAACAGATGCAACAAGCCCAACAGCAAGGAGAGATGCCAAGTGGCCCAACCGAAGTACTTGGGGGTTGATGGATACCAACGACCTCGTGAACAAGACGAAAAATTATCACAAGATACATTAGCATTATTCAATACACCTGTAGGTCAGAGTGTGTTGCAATACTTAAAGTCCATTACTGTAGATGCAGTAGCAGGGCCTAATATAACTGATGCCGAACTAAGGCATTTAGAAGGGCAGCGATATCTTGTTGCCCTTATTGTTAAAAGGATTAATCACGCACAAAGGATAAAGAAATGAACGAAGCACCACAAGAATCTGCTACAGAATCTCCTGTAGAAAATACCTCTGCCTCCACAGTACCCACTACAGAAGCTGTAGCAGATACCACATCAAGACCTGAATGGTTGCCTGAAAAGTTTCAGACACCTGAAGATCTAGCTAAATCTTATTCTGAGTTATCATCAAAGATAGGTCAGAAAGAAGAAGAGATAGAAAAAAGATTGCAGGAAAAGTTAGAAGAGGAAGCCTTCTCACAAAGACCTGCTAGTGCAGGTGACTACCAAATACCTGAGGTATTAAGCGAAGAAGAGGCTGCAACCAATCCATTATTAAAAGAATGGGCTGAGTATGCATGGGAAAACGGATACTCACAAGAAGAGTTTTCTCATTGGGTTAATAAGTTTGCTGAATACCAAGATGCACAACAGCCTAACTTAGATCAGGTAAAAGCAGAGTTGGGTGACAATGCTAATCAAAGAGTAGAGTCTGCACAGTTATTTATGCAAAAGTTTTTCCCAACAGAAATGCAAGATGCAATAGCACAACTAGGAACTTCAGCAGAAGGGATCAAGGCCGTAGAATATATACAGAAACAAATGCAAAGCACTACAATTTCTAATCAAGCCACTGCTCCTGCAGGTCTGACTCAAGAAGATGTTGAGGCTAGAATGAGAGATCCACGTTACTATGATCCTGCTAGAAGAGATAGAGGCTTTGTTGATCAGGTGAATAATGACTTTAAAAAACTTTACGGGTAGTGGTGTCTACAGTGGTCAATCCATTGTAGAAGCAGATATATCTCACATTAATTATTTACAGGATAATTTAAGAGATACAGATGTAAGGGAGTGCATGATACATGGTGCTACTCCCTTTCGTGCATTAATGGCAGGTTTTAGAGAACATAAAGCTGAAACATATACAGTTATATTAGATGGCAAACCTGCTATGATGTTTGGTGTAACACCAGTTTATGAACATATGATTGGAAAGATATGGGCATTAGGTACGTATGGTATTGAAGATCATTCAAGAAAGTTTCTTTTTTGGAGTAGAAAAGTAGTAGATTACTTTCAAAAACAATATCACCAACTAGAAAATGTAGTACCTGCAGACCATACAAGGACTATAGATTGGTTAGATTTTTTAGGATTTACTATCCTAGATGAGCCAGTAATGATCAATGGATATCAGGTTTTAAGATTTATACGTTGCAAAGACCATAAATTTTTGATAAAGGATAAAGAACAGCCTGTTATAAGCTGATGGCCCACACGGATAACCAGACGAAGCTGAAGACGGATAACTGGAAAAATGTAATTTTAATTTTAAACAGGAGATCTAATTATGGCTAATACAATCGATACAGCCTTTATTAGGCAGTTTGAAACTGAAGTTCATCTAGCTTATCAAAGAATGGGTAGTAAATTAAGAAATACTGTCCGTACTGTAAGCAACGTGAATGGAAGCACAGTACGTTTTCAGAAGATTGGTACTGGTTCTGCCTCAACTAAATCAAGAAATGGTATGATTACACCAATGGAATTGGCTCACACAACAGTTGATGTGACACTCTCAGACTTTTATGCTGCAGAGTACATTGACAAATTGGATGAGTTAAAGACCAACATAGACGAAAGACAAGCTGTAGCACAATCTGCTGCTGCTGCTCTAGGTCGTAAGACTGATGAGTTACTTATCACTGCAATGGATGCAGGTGCAAACTCAACACAAATACATGACACAGGTTCAGCTTTAGAAAAAGCAGACTTGTTATCATTATTTGAGACAATGGGTGCTGCAGATGTTCCTGAGGATGGTGGAAGATATTTAGCTATGAATCCTAAAGGATATGCTGACTTATTCCTCATTACAGAGTTTGCTTCATCTGACTTTGTTGGAGAGCAGAATCTACCTTATGCAGGTGGAATGTCTATGAAAGAGTTCTTGGGATTTAAAGTATTCTCAACAAGTGCAGTTACTGCAGGAAAGAACATAGGTTACCACACTTCTTCAGTGGGTCTAGGTATCGGTGCAGATGTAACTACTGAGTTAAATTATGTACCTGAGAAAGTTTCTCACTTAGCAACATCAATGATGTCAATGGGTGCTACTGTCATAGATGACAATGGTATCTATGAAGTCCTTGACAACAACTCATAAGGAGATAGATCATGGCTTATGCAGCAAGTGGATTACACAGAATGGCAGGTGCTAGTGGTGTAAATCTTTGGATTTACCAAACAGCAGATCCCATTGCAACTGTAAATACAGAAGGATATTTTAACAACGCAGCAAATATGTTGAATGTTAGAGATCTTATAATTGTTATGGATACTAATGTACCTACAACAAATTTCTGTACTGTATTATCTAATACTGGATCAGTGGTTGACGTTTCAGACGGCACTGCTGTTGCAGAAACAGATGGCGACTAAAGGATCATTGGAGGGTAGTTTATTCTACCCTCCTGATTATATTATATGACAAGTACTGCAGCAAATTCATCAATAGATATAGCATCAAGGGCATTAGTTCTTATAGGATCAGAGCCTATTACATCTTTTGATAGTGCAAGTACAGAAGCATTAGTTGCATCTAATATGTATGAAGATACAGTTAGAGCAACTTTAACTTCAGCAAGATGGCGATTTGCAACAGAGCAAGCTGTTTTAAATCAATTAACAGATGAACCTACTGGTAGGTTTGACATTGCCCATCAATTACCAAGTGACATTCTTATATTACATGGTGTTACAATCAATGATAGATTGATTGAATATACAGTTTATGGAGACAAAGTATTTTCAGATTCTACATCACAAGATGTTTTGATTGGTGATTACACATATAGAGCAACAGAAGATACATGGCCTAGTTACTTTTCTTTGGCAGTAGAATATGCATTAGCAACTATTTTTGCCACATCTATTGCAAGAGATAATTCTCTTATGCAAATTATGGAAGCTAAAGGTCAACAGCTTATGGCTAAAGCTAGAAATCTTGATTCACAACAACAAACTACAAGAAGACTATCAACATCAAGGTTTATAACCAACAGGAGAAGTTAAATGGCTAGAGTAAGAGTGCCATTAAATAACTTTCAATTTGGAGAGGTAAGCCCATCATTAACTTCAAGGACTGATACACAGGTTTATACAAACGCAGCAGAGCAAGTTCGTAACTTTTTTATACGATCTGAAGGCGGCTTAAAAAAAAGAACAGGCACAAAGAGATGGGCAAACTTTGGAAGCAATCCTGCCCATTCTGCAGATCTTAGACAATCAGTAAGAATAGAACCTTTTGTATTTTCAGATGATGAAAAATATATAATAGCATTTAGTAATGAAAGAATAGAGATATTTCAAATAAGTCCTACTACTGGAGATGTGTCTTCTATACAAACTATTACTGGACAATCTTGGCTAGTAAATACAACTGCAGCACCTTATCTTGAGGAGATTACTTTTGCACAGCAGGGTGATGTTATGTTTATAGCACATCAAACCTTTATGATTAGATTGCTTACAAGAACATCTCTTACTACTTTTGCTGTGAGTACATTTGCTTTTGATCAATCAAGGGATGCTAATAATATATATCAACCATATTTTCCTTTTCATGCACTGGGTGTAACAATATCTGCAAGTGCTACAACTGGTACTGGAGTTACCTTAACATCATCTGCAGATTATTTTACATCAGATCATGTAGGTATTGATTTATTGATAGGCGAAACAAGGTGTAGAATAACTGCATATACAAATGCCACTACTGTAACAGCTACTATTAACGGAACATTACAAGTACAGCTTCCTATAGATTCTTTAAAAACAATAGAAAGCACAAGTGTTATACAAGTAACCCATGCATTACATGGACTTGCTACAGGTGCTAGTATAACTATAGAAAGAGCAGGATCATTAGGTGGAGCAAGTGCTGCACAAATAAATGGAACGCATACTATTACAGTAATAGATGAGAATACATATGAGTTTAACTCAAGTCATACAGCTTCATCTAGTGCTATTGGTGGAGGAACACCAAGAATTATTACAGGTGCAGCTACTACAGAATGGCAAGAGCAAAGTTATTCTACACTTAGAGGATATCCTGCTGCAGTAACATTTCATCAAAATAGATTATGGTTTGGTGGTACACTAGCACAGCCTGATGGAATATGGGGTAGTAAGTCTGGTCAGTTTTTTAACTTTGATATAGGTGATGGTGATGATAATGATGCATTAGATATCACTGCAAATGTAGGTGAAATATTTACTATAAGACATTTAGTATCTAATAGAGATTTACAAGTATTTACTACTGGAGCAGAGTTATATGTAAAAGCACCAATAGAAAAACCAGTAACACCTGCTAATGCACAAATAAGAAGACAAACACCTTATGGTGCATCTTTTGCAAAACCTACTGTATTTGATGGTGCTACTTTGTTTATACAAAAAACTGGTAGTGCATTAAGGGAGTTTTTGTTTACAGATTCTGAATCTGCATATACTTCAGTAGCTGTATCAGGTTTAGCTCCACATTTAATACTTGATCCAGTACAGATGACATCTATTAAAGGTGCTTTGAATCGTAGTGAGTCATATGCATTTCTTCTTAATAATGATGGTACAATAGCTGTATTTTATTCTATAAGAGGAGATCAAAAAGCAGGTTGGGCATTATGGAATACACAAGGTACATGGCATAGTATATGTGCAGTTAATGAAAGATTGTTTGTTGTAGCAGCAAGAGATGATGGATCAGGAACAACTAAATACTTTTTAGAAGAGTTTCAAGATGATATGCCTATGGATTTTTGTGATAGTTTTACAGGAACAGCTAGTGTTTTTACAGGACTAGCTACATCTCATTTTGCTAATGATGCTGTTGTAAAAGCTACAAATGGTAATGATTATCTAGGTGAGTTTACTGTATCTAGTGGAGAGATAGATGCATCTTCTGTAAAGAGTGGTATAACACAAGCCTATATTGGTTACGCATTTACACCTTCATTGAAAACTTTGCCAATAGATGCCGCTGTTCAAGGTGGCCCACTTACAGGAGAACCTAGACAGATACCAAAAGTTATATTAGATTTATTTGAAACAACTGCTGTAAGTGTATCAGGGCCTAATAATACATCAATAACCAGAGATCTTGTTATTAGGAATGTGACAGATGATATGAGTTTAGATAGGGTGGCAGTTACAGGTAAGGAAGAGTTTAGGATGTTAGGTTATAGTCGTGATCCAAGAGTAACGATATCACAGTCGTTTCCTTTGGATCTTCAAATTAATGGTATGATAGTAGAGGTGGCATTTTAATGGCATTACAGTTAGCACTAGCAGTAGCATCAACGGCTTTTTCTGTTATGGGATCTTTGAGTGCAGCAAAGGCTGCAAAAAGAGAAGCCGCTTTGAGAGCTAGACAAATAGAAACACAAAAGAAACAAGCTGAATTACAAGCTA